AACTACTCTCCATACGGCAAAGAGTGTAGGGAGTGCTTCATTGCTCCTGATGACAAGACTTCTCTTGTAGGCTGCGATGCTAGTAGCTTAGAGCTAAGGTGCTTAGCTCATTACCTTAATGATCCTAAGTTCACGGCTGAAGTTGTTACCGGGGATATCCATACAGCCAACCAGAAGGCTGCTGGATTGTCTACTAGAGATCAGGCTAAGACATTCATCTACGCCTTTATCTTTGGTGCAGGGGCTGCTAAGATCGGTCTAATCGTAGGCGGTAATGCTAAGGATGGTCAGCGCCTTATCAACACCTTCCTGTCTAACGTCCCTTCTCTAGCTGTATTCAGAAACAGAGTTGACGTTGCTGCTAAGAGAGGGTTCCTAATTGGTTTAGATGGTAGGCGTTTAATCGTAAGGTCACAACATGCCGCTCTTAACCTTCTAATCCAAGGGGCTGGTGCAGTCATCTGCAAGAACTGGTTGGTTGAGATCAACAGGCTAAAAGATAAGAGCGTCAAGTTAGTAGCAAGCATTCATGATGAGTATCAGTTTGAAAGTCCCTTAGAAGTAGCTGAGACTTTCGGGCAAGTTACTAAGGTTGCCATGAAGAACGTAGAAGCTTATTTGAAAGTAAAGTGCCAATTGGACAGCGAATTCAAGATAGGCCGTAACTGGAAGGAGACACATTGATATGCAAGTAAAATTGATTTCACATTCTAAGGCTGATATCAAAGGCTTAGACAAGGTGCAGGACTTGATTGCCTTTAGTGCGCGTGTATCTAACCCTAACAATCAGTTCAATAATGAAACGGCTGAGAAGTTGATCCGCTATCTCATCAAGCATAAGCACTGGAGTCCACTTGAGATGGTGTCAGCTTGTATGGAGATATCAACAACACGGGACATAGCACGGCAGATACTAAGGCATCGTTCCTTCTCATTCCAAGAGTTTAGTCAACGCTATTCTAATCCAACAAAGGATTTAAAATTTGAGTTACGTGAGGCTCGTTTGCAGGATAAAGATAATAGACAGAGTAGTATTAAGAGCAACAATGAACGGGTCAATAACAACTGGATAGCTTACCAGCAAAAAGTTATTGAGACTTCTACTGAAGCCTATGATTGGGCTATTAACAATGGGATCGCCAAGGAACAGGCTCGTGCTGTCTTGCCTGAAGGATTGATGGAGAGTAGGATGTATATGAACGGAACCCTACGATCTTGGATACATTACATAGAATTACGATCTGGCATTGATACACAGAAGGAGCATAGGCAGATAGCTATTGCGTGTGCTTTAGAAATTGGAAAGATACTCCCTCTAGTTTGGCTGGTAAGCTAAATGACTTGGGAAAACATGGTTGACAATTCCTTAAATATGAAGTTTATTGCTATCAACAAAGATATGAGAGATGCTGCTAACAATCTATCAAAGGAAATGGGCAGCTTAAAGAACTCCATCCTAGATGGAACAGGTAATATATATGGGTTCTTAGGAGAGCTTATTGTTTCTAAGTATCTCAATATCCCTACTAGTAACTCGTATGATTATGATTTAATTATCCCTTCTAATGGGATCAAGGCAGACATTAAGACTAAGATTTCAGACTACTTTCCTAAGCCTGATTATGATTGCCCAATATCGGCTTTCAACACTAGACAGAAGTGTGATGTTTACATCTTCTGTCGGGTTAATAAGAAAATGGAAGGTGGTTTAATATTAGGTTATCTCCCTAAACAAGAATACTATGAGAAGGCTGTGAAGAAGTTAAAGGGAGACTTTTTTCATGGCAGCACACTACCAGTTAAGTCGGACTACTATTCCGTGTTCATAAAAGAATTACGGAATGTAGATGAATTAACTGTTGACAAACCAAGACTCTTTCTATAAGATTATTTTTCTCTTAACTTAACTACATGAAAAGGAAATATGAACATGGCACTTAATAATAGCAAGTTTGAAAACCGCATCATTACCGGCAAAGCTTATTGGGCTTGCCTACTTGCTCCTAATACTACGTTTGAACCCTGCTGGCAGATTGACATCTCTCTAGATGATGAGTCTAAGAAGATCGTTGAGAGAGATGGACTTACTGTCAAGAACAAAGGTGATTCTAGGGGTGACTTTGTATCACTAAAGCGTAAAGTTTCTAAGCGTGATGGTTCTATGCGTGAAGCCCCACGGGTGGTGGATGCAAAGAATACTCCATGGGATGATCGTTCGATTGGTAACGGCAGTCTTGTGAATGTTAAATACCATGTGTTTGAATGGTCTGTAAGTGGTCGCAGTGGCAAGAGTGGTGAGCTAGACGCCATTCAAGTTGTTGAGCTAGTGCCTTATGAGAAGAAGGATGGTTTTAGTGTTGTCCCTGGTGGTTATGCACTAAAAGAAGGTGAAGCTGCTGTATTTTAATAAAAACATAAACAGATTTTAAGAAAAATAAAGGAGTTAATATACATTATGATTACTACAACTACAGACATGCGAGTTCTTACTGCCCTTCTTAAGCGCCGTCGAGTTACCCGTAAGACTGCTATCCTTAATGGTTGGTGTGAAAACCTGACTGCAACTATCTCTCGGCTTCGCCAGAAGGGGCATAAAATTGTTGCTATCCCTTCATACACACCTGAAGGTGGTAACTACACTCGTTACAAGTTACTCACTAAGCCATCTGCTAAGGTAATTAAGCTAGCTTCTGTTCAAAAGCTAGCAGCTTAACTTAGTAAATAAGAGGAGACAACAGATGCCAGCAACAATAGATACGCTTGTCGAAGATATCTACAAACTCTTTGACACCGATAATAAAGTAGTTCTAAAAATAAATGAGGAAGACTTGAAGGTCTTTGCTGAAACTACTGTTGCTGCTGTTGTCTCCTCTCTTTCTAAAGAAGTAAGAGAGCCTTACCTACGTGTATCTATGATTGGGCAACCAGACCGTAAGATATGGAACGCTCTTAATAATGTCCCAAGGGAGAAGTTATCTGCTCCTACTTTAATTAAATTCCTCTATGGTAGTATCCTAGAGAATATGCTTATCTTGTTGGTCAAGGCAGCAGGGCATACCATTGAAGACCCACAGAAAGAAGTCTTTATCTCTGATGTGAAGGGACACCATGACGCCATTGTTGATGGTGTAGTTGTTGATTTCAAGTCTGCATCCGACTTTGGATTTAAGAAGTTTACAGATGGCACCATTACCACAGATGATCCATTTGGGTATGTGGCACAGCTATCTGCTTATGCACATGCTAGTAAATCAAAATCTAACAAGGCAGGTTTCATTGCTATTAACAAAGTTAGCGGAGAGATTGCGTATAGTCCATTGCATAGCGTTGACTACATCAACCCAGAGGCTCGTATCTCTCATATCAAGGAAATTCTTAAATCTCCTGTCCCTCCTCCTAAGTGTTTTGATGCGGTTCCTGAAGGGAAAGCTGGTAACATGCGTCTTGCTACTGGTTGCCATTATTGTGACTTTAAGTTTAGTTGCTGGTCTGATTCAAATAATGGTCATGGATTACGTTCTTTCCAATATGCTAATGGAGTTAAGTATCTTACACAAGTAAACAAAGAACCTGATGTTCCTGAGGTGCATCCATAAAATGGTTTACAAACCACATGCTAATAGGTTTAGGTCTGGATCAGAAGAAACAGTATCCTCTCTTCTTACTGCCGCAGGATATTATTATGAGTATGAACCGTATTATATTAAATATGAAGTTCATGAAGTTCGTAAATACCTTCCTGATATTGTGTTAGATAACAATATTATTTTAGAAGTTAAGGGGAGGTTTTTCCCTGTAGATAGAAAGAAGCATATTCGTCTACGAGAGAACCACCCTAATATTGATGTTAGGTTTGTATTTGATAACCCAAATGCACGATTGAGTAAAGGAGCCAAGTCCTCTTATGCTGACTGGTGCGAAAAGAATTCATTTAAATACTGTGGAAAGAAAGACGTTAATGTGATACTAGGATGGGTAAATGAGCTACAGAAAACAGGAGATATTCCTCATACAACAATTAGACGAACTTTACCGAGAAGCACAAAGAAAGTCTAGTAACGAGCGATTATTATTCTTAAGTGTTATCCTTCAAGCTCTCTTAGATGTTTCAACTGAGCCATCTGATAAAGACAGTGTTAAGGAAAAGAACATTAGGCGCTCTGCCTACAAATGGTTCTTTCCCTCAATAAACGTATCATCATCATCATCATCAGAAGCAGAAGACTTTAATACGGTATGTGATTATGCTGATGTTAATCCTTCTATTATTCGGAGCTTTGCTCTCAAAGTTCTTGAATCCAATGACATTCATCATATAAGGAGAAAAATAGGTGTCCTCTTATCCTGTAAACAGTCAATTAGATAACTTAAACAAGAACTCTTCATCATTCTTTGACATTCCAAGAGAAAGTAGACCATTCATTGGACCTTGCCAGCAGAAACATTCATTTAACGAGATGGAGTATCTCGCAGAAATATTGAAGTATATTGACCAAACCTACGTCCAGCATTATGCTACTGGTAAGTATCAGGCTACAGACACTATTATTGATGCAGGATGGGGTGAGGGGTTCTGCTTAGGTAACATCATTAAGTATTGCAAGCGGTATGGTAAGAAAGAGGGCAACAACAAAGCAGACCTCTTAAAGATTATCCATTACGCAATTATTCAGCTTTACATTCATGACACACGCCGTCCCAAGGAGTAAGCATGGCATCAAGTAACTACCTCCCTTCAGACTACCAGACATTCATTGCCACTTCTCGCTATGCTCGTTGGTTACCTGAGCAGAAGCGCCGTGAGACTTGGCCTGAGACTGTCACACGTTACATGGATAATGTTGTATCCCGTGTTCTTCTTGCATCTGATGATATTAAAACTGAATTGAAATCTGCTATCCTTACTTTGGAAGTTATGCCTTCCATGCGTATGCTGATGACCGCTGGTGCTGCACTAGATCGTGATAACACTTGTGCTTACAATTGTAGTTATATTGCTGTAGATGATCCTAAAGCTTTCGATGAGACTATGATGATCCTGCTCTGTGGGACTGGCGTAGGCTACAGCGTTGAGCAGCGGTATGTAAGTAAGCTTCCAGATGTTCCTGACAAGCTCTATACCTCAGACGATGTTATTGTAATCCATGACTCAAAAGAAGGTTGGGCTAAGGCGCTACGTAAGCTCATTGCCCTACTGTATAGTGGAGAAGTCCCAGGTTGGGACCTGTCTCGTGTAAGACCAGCAGGTGCTAAACTTAAGACCTTTGGTGGTCGAGCTAGTGGCCCTGAACCTTTGAACCAACTCTTTATGACCTGCGTAGAAGTCTTTAAGAAGGCTGAAGGTAGGAAGCTATCTTCTTTAGAGTGTCATGACATTATGTGTAAGATTGCGGATATTGTAGTCTCTGGTGGTGTCAGACGGTCAGCTATGATCAGTCTGTCAGACCTAGAGGATGATAAAATGCGTTATGCCAAGATGGGTGATTTCTATACACACTTCCCACAGCGAGCCTTAGCTAATAACTCTGCCGTCTATAACCAGAAGCCTGACATGGAAACATTCATGCGTGAGTGGTTATCTCTTGTTGAAAGCAAGAGTGGCGAGAGAGGTATCTTTGCACGTTACGCTGCTAAGAAGCATATTGAGAAGTTAGGTCGTCGTGATCCAGAGCATGAGTGGGGTTGTAACCCATGTTCAGAGATCATCTTGCGCCCCAATCAGTTCTGTAATCTTACTGAGGTTGTGGTTCGTGCTACAGATACAGAAGAAACTCTTATGCGTAAGGTTCGTATTGCTACTATATTAGGAACAATTCAATCTACCTTTACTACTTTCCCATATCTGAGAAAGGTCTGGAAGCGTAACACTGAAGAAGAACGTCTATTAGGTGTATCTCTAACTGGTATCATGGATGCTCCTATTACTAGCACACCATCACCTGAATTATTAGAACGATTGAAAGCCCATACTATTGAAGTTAATAAAGAGTGGGCTGCAAA